TATGATGACGAGGAGTGGGATAACTTAACAATGGAGGAACTAAAATGACTGAACTAGAGGGCTATACTAAATTTAGTGAAATAGATGAAAAAAAACTAGAACTACAATGGATAGCAAGGATAAGTAAAGTGTTAGTTGGTAAAAAAATAATTAAAGTAGATTATATGCCAGAGGAATTAGCAAAAAAACAAGGTTGGTATAAGAGACCAATTCAAATTCTTTTAAGTAATGGAACTTGGCTTACACCATCAATGGATGATGAGGGTAATGACGGAGGGGCTTTATTTACAAGTGATGAAAATTTACCAACTATACCAGTAATATGAGGTAATATATGAATAAAAAAACCTATACAGTATTGGCTCATTATAAAGTAAAATATTACTATACAATAGATTCTGAATCTGCTTTATCATATGATAAAATTAAACAAATAGCACTAGATAACCAGGCAGATTGGGAAAGAGTAGATGATGTCTTTAATCATGGTGCTCCAATTATTGAGGAGGTAATAGAAGAATGAGTAAAAAACAAAGTGCATTTGATAAACAAATACTAAAACTTATAAAAAAATATAGACAAACATTTAACTGGAATGGTAAAAGGAGAAAACAAAATGGAAAATAAAATAAAAAATATGCTAGACTACGCACACTTTAATACAGAAGATTATCAACCATCTTTTTTTAGAGACACATTAGTTCAATGTGCAAAAGATATTTATGAAATGTATCTTAATGGTAATATAAAACCACCAACAACAGAATCAGTAAAGGAAGCCTTTCATGATTTAGTATCAAATTATTTACAAGGTGCACCATATGAAGATGTAAATTATTTAACCATACTAGATGACCTAACATTATTTGTTGATGAAAACAATATAAAATTAAAAAGTAAATCAGTTGATACAAAAGCATTTGGTAGACACATTGAGGGTCTTAAAGGTGTATCATTAACATACGATAATAACGAAGAAGAAAAAGAATACACAGTCTTTGGCACTAAAATATAGTTAGACTTGACTTAAACAATATTTTATGCTAGAGAATTGTCATGAAAAAAATCAAAGTTAAACTTATTATTTATGGTTGGGTTGGGGAAATAACAACAGAAGTGCAATCACTTACTGTTGAAGATGTAGAAAATAAAATAGCAGAAGAACTAAACAACAATAATATTAATTTGACTTATGAAAGACTTTATGATAAAAGAAAAATCTTTATAACATACGAGGAAATACATTGAATTATCAACAGCAATTAGAAGTAGTACAGAATCTATTAATACAATATGATTCTGAAGTCAGAATAGACTGTCCATTTTGTAGCCATAAGAATACATTTGTAGTTAAGAATGATGATGGCACTTTGTATTGGTATTGTTTTCATGCTTCATGTTCAGCAAGAGGTAAGCAAGAAAATAAACTATCAATGCAAAAAGTATATAAAACATTTAATGTAGAAGAAGTAAAAGAATCTGATAAGTTTGTAATACCAGATAGTTTTAAATCTATTCACTCAAGTCAAAAGGCATTAGAATATTTACATAAAAATAATTGTTGGGAAGCTATGGCTTGGGGCAGGGCAGAATTTAAATATGATGTAAGGCAAGACAGAGTTGTATTCTTAATTAAAGATTATGATAATGTACGAGGTGCTATTGGTAGAGGACTTAACTCACAGGTATATCCTAAATGGTATATTTATGGAAGTAAGGACTATCCATTTAAGTGTGGGCAAGGTGAAGATATTGTTTTAGTTGAAGACTGTGCATCAGCATGTGCTGTATCAAATGTAATGGTTGGCATGGCTTTAATGGGAACAAGTTATCAAGATAAATTTACACCACATATTCCTAAATATAGAAACTTGTATGTGGCTCTTGATAGAGATGCAACAAAGAAATCTTATGACATAGCAAATTATTTAAGGTCAATAGGATTTGACAATGTTAAAGTAAAAATGTTAGAAGATGATTTAAAATACTACTCAACAGATGAAATAAGAAAGGTGTTCTATGATTGAAAAACAAATGATTAAGTTATTACTAAATAAAAACTTTTATGATAAGTATAAAGGTACAATATCAAGAAATATATTTGATGGAAACATTGGCTCACTCTTTGATACAATAAAGAAAGCACATGATAAATATGAATCTGATATTAAGATTGATGATTTATATAGTCTACATACAAAGGTATATAATCCTGCTCTAACAAGAGCAATGAGAGAAACCTTTAGTGAATTAATTGAGGACATCAAAGTTGTTGAAACTCCAAATGAGGAAGTAGCTAAAGACATAATCAAAGTAATGCGTGATAGGGATGTTGCACAACAGATTGCTGTAGAGGCTACAGAAATATACAATGGTAAACCAGCACAGTTTAATCTTATATCAAATATAATTGACAACTATAAGAAAGAATTACCTGCTGAACAAATAGATGCAGTTACAAATAATATTGGAGAACTATTGAATCAATTAAGTATTACAACTAAATGGAAATTTAATTTAAAAGTATTAAAAGATAATGTTGGTGGTATAGGAGAGGGAAACTTAATGATTGTATTTGCAAGACCAGAAACAGGAAAGACTGCATTCTGGGTAAGTCTTGTTGCATCTCCAGATGGTTTTGCAGAACAGGGTGCAAAGGTACACGCATTTATAAATGAAGAGCCTGCTGTAAGAACACAGATGAGAGCAATCAATTGTTATACTGGCTATACTAAAGAACAGATTATAGATAACATTGAGTTAGCACATAAGGACTGGACTAGAATAAAAGATAATATTAAAATGCTTGATGTGGTTGATTGGTCTATAGAAGATATAGATGCACATTGTGAAAAGCATAAGCCAGATATAGTTATCATTGACCAATTAGATAAAATAAATATCTCTGGAACATTTGCAAGGACTGATGAAAAACTAAGAGCAATTTATACAGGTGCAAGAGAGATAGCTAAAAGGAGAAACTGTTGTGTCATAGCTATATCACAGGCATCAGCAGATGCACATAATAGAAATAGTATATCATTTGATATGATGGAAAATTCTAAAACAGGTAAGGCTGCAGAAGCAGATTTAATTATTGGTATAGGTAAACACTCAATGGAAAGAGACCCAGAAGATTTACATAGAAGTTTATGTATAAGTAAAAATAAAATCAATGGGTATCATGGAGAGCCTAACTGTAGAATTAATAAACAACTAAGTAGATATGAAGATTAACTGAAAGGTAAACATGATAACAACACTTGATATAGAAACTACATTTCAAAAAACACCAGATGGAAAAATGGATCCACTTCCATTTAATCCTAAAAATTATTTAGTGAGTGTAGGTATTAATGATAAGTATTTTTTTATAAAGCATAGTCAAAGAGTTGATGAGAATGCACATAAAGAAATACAATCTATACTAGATAAGACTACACTATTAATTGGGCATAACTTAAAATTTGATTTAACTTGGTTATTAGAATCTGGATTTAATTATAATGGTAAAGTATATGATACAATGATAGCTGAATATGTTTTATCTAGAGGATTAAGACGAGGTATATCTTTAGATGCTACATGCAAGAGAAGAAAGATTGGTAAGAAAGATTCTTCAATTGAAGATTACTATGACAAAGGAATATCTTTTGAAAATATACCAGTAGATATAGTTGAAGAATATGGTAGACATGATGTTTTAATTACTAAAAAATTATTTGATTCTCAAATGCAGGATTTTAAATTAGACAAAGACAAGGGTTTAATTAAAACAATTAAGATGATGAATGATTTTCTTTTGGTATTAATTGATATGGAACGAAATGGAATTCATGTAGATACACTATCACTTGCTGATGTTGAAAAACAATATAGAGCAGAGTTTGCATATTTAAAACAAAAGATTGACATGACTATCTTTGAAAAAATGGGTGACACTAAAATAAATCCATCAAGTACAGAACAACTTTCATGGTTAATTTATTCAAGAAAAGTTAGAGATAAAAATAAATGGAAAGATATATTTAACATTGGTGTTGATGAAAGAACTGGCAAGACTAGACGAAGACCACAGTACTCTATGAATCAAATTAATAATTTAATTAAAGCACATACAGATGTTATTTATAAAACAAGTGCATCACAATGTACAACTTGTCATGGTAAAGGTGTAATTAAAAAAATAAAAAAAGATGGAAGTGAGTTTAAAAACTATACTAAATGTTCTGAATGTGATGGGGATGGTTTAGTTTATTCACAGCTAGGTAAGGTTGCAGGATTTATGCAAAAGCCAAAGTCAGTATATGATATTGCTGATGGTGGGTTTAGGACCGATAGAACTACACTAGAAAAACTTGCAACTAAAAGTGAGGGAGACTTAAAAGAATTCATTACAGCTATTGTAAGATACAATGCAGTTGAAACTTATCTTAATACTTTTGTTGAGGGTATTAAATCTTTTACAAATGAAAAAGGATTACTGCATCCAAAGTTTATGCAATGTGTTACAGCAACAGGAAGATTATCTAGTCGTGACCCTAACTTTCAAAACCAACCTAGAGCAAAAACATTTCCTATTCGTAAAGTAATTAAATCTAGATTTGAAAATGGTAAGATACTTGAAATAGATTTTGCACAATTAGAATTTCGTACTGCTGTATTTCTTGCACAAGATGTACAAGGTATGGAAGATATTAAAAATAAAATTGATGTGCACCAATACTCAGCAGATATTATTGGAGTATCTAGGCAAGATGCAAAGGCACATACATTTAAACCTTTATATGGTGGTGTAACTGGAACTGAAAATGAAAAGAAATATTATTCTGAATTCTTAAAAAAATATAAACAGATTGCACAATGGCATGATAAACTACAAACAGAAGCTATTAAATATAAAGTTATAAAGATACCAACAGGTAGAGAATATGCTTTTCCATATGCAGAAAGAATGCCATGGGGTGGCTCTAGTTATGGAACACAAATTAAAAACTATCCAGTACAAGGATTTGCA